TCTCAGACGCGTAGAGACACTCTCCTGATAGATCTTATCTGACTTCACAGGAAGTTCTAGCATTGACTCATTGAGAAGAACAATCTTATCAATATACGAACACTCGACATTCTTTTTCAAACAGAGGTCAATCTCATTTGCACGCCGACGCTTTTCTGGCACATAGTACTGCGTAATGAGAACTACCTTGTGGGGAGGGCTTACGGAATCCATTAGAGTAAGCCCCAGAGTGGATGCAACCATCGTGTGCGCAACAGTTGTTTTCACTGGGCCAGTCTTCGAATAGCGCAGGACGAGACCAACCATGATACGAGCATCATCCTCTGAGCCGTCCCAGGTCTTCTCAAGAAAGGGATACATATCAAAGGCCTCCTCAATACAGAGCATATTGCTAACACGCAGCTTAACGAGATCATTAAAGCCGATCTTGAGAAGAAGCGCCTTCGATACCACTAGAATCCGAACCGTGGATGCATTCCCTGCGCGCATCCAGGCTTCGCATTCATCGAGATCGCCTAAGAGAACACAGACGGCAATTGGAAACTTACCGTGAATAGCTCTCCAGGCAGTAATAGAACTTACACCAATATCATATCGATTCCAACTAGCTATCGGTGCCGTATCGAGCCAGGCGAGCGTCTTCGAGTCGCGCCAAACTGAACCATCTGACTTTATAACACGAATCGGTGCGCCAGTTTTTGGGTGTCTGGCAAGCATCTTATATGAAAATAGAGGGTTCGAGTTTAGACCAGCGGATTGGGGGGAACCATTCCTATCTAAAAAATAGCGACATGTATTTAATAATGGACCGCACCGATGTATGTATTTTAATCAACTCAACACCCAATTATTACTATATACTACCCTTCATGGTTGGCATGTTACGCAGATATGGCAGTGATCTTAAATGGCCTATTGTAGTCGCCACAGAACAGCCTACCAATCCAATTATCATGGAACTGGGGGTTCGTACCATCGTCTTAGCAGAAGACAAATCTGGTTTCCTAGAAAGTCGTAGAACAGCTCTAGGAGAACTGGCCGCCGAATTTAAGTACTGTCTTCCCTTACAGGATGATTTTATTCTTGAAAGAGGGCTAGATGGCCCCACACTTCAGAAGATTCTCGATACTATAGATGAAGATGATGAGGTTGTTTCAGCCCGCCTCATGCCGTGCCCTGGCCCCAAGGGTTCAAGTAATTATAGAATATCTGGCTGGAATTACTTGGAAGCCACGAAAGATGCCTATGGTTTCACTTTTCAGGCGACCCTATGGAAAACGCATGCCTGCTATGAATGGTATAATCAGATTTGCTCCAGACTCTATACGAAGATTGAGCCAGGAGAGCAGTGGACTAGTATTGAAATCAGTGAAAATCTAGCAGAGAATGAAGAAGGTCAGGCACTCTTCTGGTCTGTAAGTATGCGTCTAGGATATAAGCATGTGGCTTGGGTCCATAAGGGGAATTGGCCGAATGCTGTATATCTATCTCCATTTCCGTATAGACCGACTGCAATTGTACGGGGATCTCTAGAGCAATGGGCGAAAGAATTAATGGTGCGAGAGGGTTTCTAAGGATAGATCTGTGTGGCACTCATGAGCTGTATGTAAAGACCATTCGAAGTGCGGTTATCATAATTTATATTTGTAGGGTAAAATCCAGGGTTCGCGGCATTAGATAGGCCACCTACAATTCTGTGATAGACGGTCACATTCGTTGAAACTGAAATTGGGGCGTTGAAATTAGTATTCACATTTGTTTGAAGAGTGTATGGATTTATCTGCATACGAACGGGTGTAGTAAAATAATTCGATAGATTTGTATCAATAATCTGAGATGTTATATATTTTGTGTTAATACTCTCTTGAAATAGCACACGACCTGTTGCTAGGGAATTTATCTCAAGATAGCTCGATATCTCTTTAATCACATTCTGATTTCCGGCTGTAACCTGATAGAGTGGTGGTAAAAACAGAGACGGTGCGAGCTCAACAAACATTCTCGAAGAATTTGTGTGAGTATCAATATACCGCATTAGGTGATTTGCACTGAAGGTTATAGAGCTAAAATATAGGTCATTGCCAGTTGTTGACATAGGGATTCCTGTGTATGAAGTGGGAGGGATCGCTCCAACAGAACTTACAAAGGAAGCGAATCCAGCTGTAGTTGAAAGAGTACTATAAAGTGTAGGGCGCCACTTGAAGGTCTCTCCACTGATCGTGGAATATCCAGCAGATGTAAAAGAACTAATCGAAATAAACATTGCATTCTGGGTCGTAACAGTTGATAACTGAATATCATTAACCCCGAGATATTTTATAGTAGAATACCCTGTAATTGGCGTAAGATACTGTGGGTTCGGAACAGTCGTTGCAGCGACCTGCGTGACCGCTGGAACTGAGCCTTGACTTACAGCGATAGGTGGCAGAACATTTGATAACATTAATACCTTTGATACTGGATCCGCATAAGACTGTAGAAGATTTCCAACACCAGTTGTACTTATCTGTAGGAGGTTAAATGATAGGTCCGCATAGACTTTCGTGGTACTTGAGTTGCCACATACAATTCCAAAGGATGAAACTGGAAAAATGGAACTTACTGAATTCCAGCGTGTGCCCCCATCCCCGTTTGCAATAAGTATATGCGATGATGGAATAAATCCATTCTGGGTGGTTCTGGCGAAGACTTTTCTAACCTGCAAAATATCGGTATCAAACGAGCGAGATGCCGATGCCATTCTATTTACCGTAAAGTACTTAATTTAAGTACTTGGCGGCAACGGCTAACGGCTAGTACTGAAGTTAAGTACTCCCCATGGATAAGGCCACCTTGTGGCCTTATGTCATTGGAGTAACTTTAGCTTCTCGTTCTAGCCATCAGAGCCATGTACTTAAATTAAGTACATATCGGTAGACAATAAGTCACTTTAGACCCGGGTGCGCGCAGAGAGGATGTATTTAAACTTAAGGTACGAACAGTAATCATAATGGCTGCTAAACTTATCCTACTCACAATGGTAAAAAACGAGCAAGCCAACATGAAACGCCTTATTACATCTGTAAAGGGATGGATCGATGGTGTAGTTGTCTGCGATACTGGATCAACTGATGATACTGTAAAGATTTCAAAAGAGACCCTGGAAGAGTACAAAATTCCCGGGAGAATTTATCAATATCCCTGGGAGAATTTCGGCAAGAGTCGTTCTAGAAGCTTCGAGTGCTTAAAGGATTGGGTGGCGCGCTTTACCGAGTGGGATCCCAAGACAGTTTATGGTATTCTTTTGGATGCTGACATGGTCCTATCAGATGACGGCGGTCTCAAGGAGAAGCTGTATAATATGGATGAGTCCTATGGAGGATTCAATCTTCAGCAACAGAATAGTGGCTTAATCTATGAAAATACGCGAATTCTCCGTGTATCTGCACCATGGATATGTATTGGATATACGCATGAATACTGGGGCTGTGATGGAAAACAGATTGGCTCATTTAAGGTGCCAATTATTACCGATATTGGTGACGGAGGATGTAAGGCTGATAAGTATCCTCGTGACGCTCGCCTGCTAGAGGATGAACTGAAGGAAAAGCCGGATAATGTCAGAACTCTTTTCTATCTCGGTCAGACCTATATGTCCCTTGGCCGCAATGAGGATGCAGTTCATGTCCTTTCACGCCGTATTGAGCTGAAGGGTTGGGAGGAGGAGATCTATATCGCGCATCTTTATAAGGGTGATTGTCTAAAAACTCTTGGGCGCGGGGCGGAAGCGATACAGGAGTGGCTGAAGGCTTGGCAATTACGTAATCATCGTACGGAGGGTGCACTTCGTCTTATCTCACACTATCGTCAGCAGCCAAATATGAATTTCATCGCTTACACCTTTCTTGAGAAGCTAATTCAGGTTCAGTATGGAGAGACTGTCGATGGAAAGGAGCTTTTCAAGCCCGTGAAGCATCATGATATCCTTTTTGTCAGTAGTAATGATATGCGTTACCAGATTTGGGAGGAGCTTGGAATTATTGCCTATTATGTTGGAGGTGGAGCAGGTGCGCGTCACCGTCTAGATCTCACAGTAATGAATTCGGAACTGAATTTCGTTGAGAGAAATCGTATTCTTGAATTCTACAAATGGTATAAGGTTCTAATGCCAGTCGTTCAGCGGAAACAAATTGTTCTGACTGGTGAAGATGTATCCTTTTTTGCGGAGGGATATTGGCGCCCCTTCAACCCCTGTATAAGGCGAGAGTCGGACCGTTATGTAATTTCGATGCGTACAGCGAACTATGAGACTAATAACGCTCAGCACTACACCTATAGAGGTCAGGATGGGTATATAATTACACGAAATGTAATTGCAGATGTGGGATCCAATTTCGAAATTCTAAAAGATCGGCGGGATCCGATGGAAATTGTAGTTCCTGGAGAGATGGTTATAAACAGAGAGACAAATATTCATGGTGTGGAAGATTGCAGATGGCTCGGAACGAATTCTGTAATTGCAACCTCTCGCCAATTTGGACAAACGGATATGAACCGTATGGTCCGTGTTGATTTCGACTATGAGACGCGAACTGTGAATAGAATTACACCCCAAGTAGCTCCTGTTCTGAGAGAGGATGTGGAGTGCCAGAAGAATTGGCTTCCGTTCCTATGGAAGGGCCAAGAGGTCTATATCTACCGTATCAATCCTTTCACGGTTTTTACCATGGGTGGAGAGAAGATTCTTGAATGGACCTCTCAAGGAAACATAACACTTGATGGGATGCGGGGGTCGGCTGCCCCCTCCGCATGGTCGTCTGTGGCTGCCCCCACGGAGGCGCTAATAATTGTAGTACACTTTTCACACTATGGGGGAGATGGACGGCATTACTATCACCGTTTTATTACTCTAGATGCAGATCTGAAGCCGGTGCGGATTTCAAAGATTTTTATGGTCGCTGATGAGCCGATTCAGTATGTGGCTGGAATGTGCCAGTCACTCACGCCTGGAAATTATACAATTTCATATGGTGTAAATGACTCCCAGGCTTGGCTTATAGAGGTTGAGAAGACAGTGATTGAGGGGCTACTCTACTACACCTTTTAGATCCAATAAAAAATAGTCCTGGTGGGAATCGAACCCACTACCAACCGCTCATAAGACGGCTGCTCTACCAAATGAGCTACAGGACTGGCAAATACGACTCTGGGGGGGCCTGCGAGTTCAAAATTTTCTCTGGCATCATGAATAATCATTAATTGTTACGCTAGAGGCCTCATGCGGTACATTCCGCGAGATGGCTACACTTTCTAGAATTCGCAGGCGCTCATTTCGCAGACTCTCGCTAATCTCGAGAAGTGTATTATCAACCTTGAAACAACTACACCAGAGCGCTAGGCGCTCATAGAATGAATACTTCATTTTCTTATAGGATCTATAAGAAAACGAAGTAATTTCAAATTTTTATTGCCGCTCAATTACCGCCATGTACTTAACTTCAGTACTAGCCGTTACAAGGTCGCAATCCAGTTGAAAGTGAAGTTTGTAAGAGTACCAGCCGTATTAAAAGTATTTGCAGTAAACGCCGTCGAGCTTATTGCACTTATTGTGATTATACCAGCAGTTGTTCCAGTAACATTCGCAGTTACTACTGGAATACCGCTGAATATAACAGGACTGAAAGTCACTGTAAGCACACCTGAGCTCGTTGTACCAGTACCATAGATAGTACGGCGTTGCGCTGTAGTTACACCGACCATTGGTAAGGGGCGACGCGAGGCAAGCGCAAAGATTGTATTCGCCGATCCAAAGGTTGATGTTCCAGTGCGCTGGAAAGCCCAGTTAATACCATCTGTACTATAGACCATCGAGTTAGTTCCAGTACCACCAACTATGAAGTAATAGCCATTCCACGCCACCGAGTTGCCAGATGTAGTCAGGATCGTTGTATTGTTACCTCCTGCAGTCCAGCTTGTGGAACTCGTAGAATAAGCAATAGTATTTGTTCCTGATCCCACGGCCACCCATAGGTAACCGTTCCAGGCCAATGCATTCACCTGTGTCGTTATAACCGACGAGCTGCCAGTCCAAGATGCATTACCAACAGTCGAGTAGGCAAAGGTATTTGTTCCTGAGCCGCCAGCAACCCAGTAGGTACCATTCCAGGCCACGCAGTACCCTGCAGTGGAGAAGGGGGACGAGGGCATTCCAGTCCATGTGATACCATCATAAGAGTAGGCCATCGTATTTGTTCCTGAGCCTGTTGCCACCCACAAGAAACCGTTCCAGGCCACGCCAGTACAGTTTGTCGTGAAGACCGCATTACCAGAGCTTGAAGCAGTCCAGCTGGTACCGTTATAGGAATAGGCAAGTGTTGTTGTTCCAGCGCCGCCGCCAGCCACCCACAATGTACCATTCCAAGCCACACAATAGCCGTTTGTTGTAAGAGTTGATCCAGATGCTATCCAGGCAATACCGTTATACGAATAACCGATTGTATTTGTACCTATACCAACACCAACCCACATATGCCCGTTGTACGCGAGGCCATTAATCGAGGTTGTAAAAACCGTGTTCGCCGTTCTTGAAACATACCATTGCCGCCCATCATATGAGTATGCTCCTCTGCACGAGGTAGCCGTACCGCCACCAGCGATTAGGAAGGACTCTGTCACAGCAGTATTAACTATAGGAACTATCGCGTTTGTTACAGTCGGATTTGCTACGCGTCTTCCTGCAACTGTATAGACTACATTGCCTGATGCAATCGCGTTTAGAGCTGGGTGGAATGACCAGTTAATGCCGTCAGAGGAGTAGGCAACCTTCGAGTTTCCATAGGCATAAAAGTATTGACCGGACCATGAAAGACCATAGATAAAGTAAACACCACCACCAAGCAAGGAGTTAAGAGATACAACAGGTGTAAAGGTCGAGCCGTTTGTAGTATAATACGCTGAGAAACCATTCGTATTTGTTGTACCACCGCACCCTACAATTGTAATAAGGCCGTTCGAAACTACCCAGTAGGCTGCAGCAGAAAAATAGGTTGTTCCTGTGCTGGTCCAGTTGAGTCCATCAAAAGAGTAGGCTAAGAATCCACTACCACTGCCTGCTGCAACCCAGCCAGATCCAGTCCAAGCTATACCTACGCACTGGGAGGATAAGATTGTTGTATTAACAAAGTACCAGTTGATACCATCATACGATAAGGCAATACCACCTGAGCCGCCGGCCATCCAATAGTTGCCACCCCAGGCAACTGTGAAAGCTGCATTGTTACCACCAAATACATTGCCTGTTAATGTATTATACCAAGTGATACCGTCATACGAATAGATAATCTGATTTGTTCCGTTACCGATCGCAGCCCAGGTCGTTCCACTCCAGGCTACACAGTTACATATCGTGCTAAGCATGGATGCTCCAGCACCTACCCAGTTAATACCGTCATACGAGTAGGCTAGAGTATTTGTACCAGAGCCACCTGCCACCCATATGGTACCATTCCAGGCCACCGTGTTACAGGTCGATGTGAAGATAGCCTGTGCTCCAGGGCAGGCATACCATGTTACCTGATCGTAAGTGTAGTTCAGACGATTTGCTCCGCCCGCCGCCACCGCGAAGAGCTCTGTGACAGGCTGATTAATGCGCGTCTGGAGTACTGGGGCGCAGTTGGGGAGCGGCTTAATTCTCGACGCAATCGCACTTACACCGCCTGTAATCGTGTTTGAGTTTGTCGTCCAAACGATACCATCCTTTGAATAACCAAAGGTATTGCCGCCAGAACCACCGCCAATCCACTGAGTTCCAGTCCAGCAGAAGGTATTTGCACCACTTGTAAAGATTGATGTACCGATTCCATACCAGGTTGAACCGCTCGAGTTTGACGAATATGCAACAGTATTTGTTCCCGTACCACCAGCCACCCACACGACACCATTAAAACCAAATCCGGCTACAGTGGAAGTAAAGACCGAGTTACCAGATGCAACAGCACTCCAGCTTGTGCCATTTGTTGATGATAACATCTGATTGCCACCAGTTCCGCCAGCGAGGAAGGTTGTACCACCAAATTGTACTGCATAACACGCGCCAGAAAATACTGTACCGGTACCAGAATTCCATGTTACACCATTATTTGTTGAATAGGCAAGATAAGGCGACTGTCCTAGACCAGCTACAACAATACCAAGACCATAGGTGAGACAGGTTATTGAGGCAGATGCAAAAAGTGTGCCAGCAGAGGATGAAGACACCCATGCAACAGCTCCAGTTGGTACAACAAAGGTCGAGTACATGATTCTCGGAGCTCCCTGAACTCCAAGAACCCAGGCAACTCCAGTCCATACAAGTCCATTCACTGAATTTGTGCTTACAGCTGAAAGAGCATAGGCCGTCCAGCTGGTTCCGTTCACTGAATAAGCTACATTGTATGTACCATATCCAACAGCAACCCAACATGTTCCATTCCAAGCAACTGACGTACCGTTTGTAGTAAACATTGAACTAACACTGTTCCATGTTACACCGTTGTATGAATATGCGAGGAAGCTTCCAGTATATCCAACAGCTACCAAAAAGTTCTCAGCGTTGTTTCCAGAGTTTAGCTTAGAAATCGAGTTAGAAACTGGAGGAACCACATAACGACGAGCGCAGAGAACATTTGTTGTACCAGCTGATGTTATAGAGGCGCCAGGAGAGGGTAACCAGTTAATACCATCGATCGAGTATATGATTTCAGAAAGTGTGGATGTACCGGTACCAGCGACAACCCAGTATGTGCCATTCCACACAACTGACTTTGCAGTTGTTATGAGTGCGTTGGCTGAGGGGGCGGCGTACCACCCAATACCATCATATGAGTATGCAATAGAGTTTGTACCAGTACCAGCAGCCACCCATAGTCCTGCATAGGCGATTGAGTAACATGTACTTGAAAATACATATAGACCGAGGCCAGTCCAGTTAATACCATCATATGAGTAAGCTAATGAGTTAGTAGTAGCTCCTCCAGCAATGAGTAGCTGACCGTTCCAAGCAAAGTTATAGACTGTACCCATAAGAGTATTACTTATAGGGAACCAGGCAAGTCCATCATATGAATATGTGAGGCCAGCGCCGCCACCCACCCATATTGTTCCAGTCCAGAGAAGGGCATTTACAGCGATAGTCGCTGGAGACACGGCCCAGATTACACCATCATATGAATATGCATTTGTGTTTGTACCTGTACCACAGGCAATCCACATAGAAGTGCCCCAGGCGACTACAGTACACTGTGTACTAAATATAGTGTTACCGTTTGGTGATATGTTCCAGTTGATACCATCATATGAGTAAGCGAGTGTATTCGCACCCTGACCGCCAGCCACCCACATCTGACCGTTATAGACTATTGTATTCACCTGTGTTGTAAAGATGGCAGTTGGATTCTGGCCCACATACCATGTAAGTCCATCATATGTATATGAGAATCTTATGGCATAGTTTGGCGATACACTACCAGATACAATAAAGGCCTCTGTCGCCTGCCCCTGTGCCTTTGGAAAGGTAATCGCCGCATTCTGTGGATGGACGCGCTTTGATCCAAATCCAAAGCACTGTGTTGAGAATGGCTGTGAGGCCACTGGAAACCACTGGATACCATTTCTTGAGTATGCTACCTGTGTGTTTCCTGTGCCTCCAGCAACCCATGTATTGCCGTTCCACGCTACAGCAGTACAGCTTGTAGTAAACAAATCTGCACCAATACCCGTCCATGATGAGCCGTTGTATGAGTAGGCGAGAGTGTTTGTACCGGATCCTCCAGCCACCCACATCTGTCCGTTCCACGCCACAGCGTAGCCAGCCGTGCTGAAAATAGATGTTCCAGCACCCGTCCATGTAAGTCCTGAGACTCCTGAGTATGCGATTGTATTAGTTCCTGAGCCAACGGCAACGAAATAGCCGGCAAGTCCACCCCAGGCAATACCATTCACTGATGTAGTTATAATGCTGTTACCAGCGGAAAGGCCCGTCCATACAATGCCATCATATGAGTAGGCGAACTGATTTGTACCAGATCCGCCACCCAAAAGTATACTACCATTCCAAGCGAGCGTATTACACTGTGTGCTAAATATACTAGTACCTAGGCCAGTCCAGTATTGACCACCACCTGCAAGGGCAGACCATCCAAGTGTGTTAGTGCCCGCGCCTCCAACTACCCAAGCATTACCAATCCAGACAACTGCGTAACCAGCTGTAGAAAATATAGCATTACCAAGAGTGCCCCAGCTGGTGCCTTCATACTGTGATGAAGTTAATGAAATTGCAATAGTGCTTGTTCCTGTGCCAACCGCTATCCAGAATGTTCCATTTGTTGCAACGGCATTACCCTGGGTAGTGAATACACTTGAACCCATTGAAGTCCACACAATACCATCTTTTGAATAGGCGAACTGATTTGTTCCTGAACCCATTGCAATCATATAGGTATCTGGAACAGATACATAAACCTTAGGAACTAAGTTCGCATTTACTGGAGGAATGGCTATACGACGAGAGGCAATTGTGTATGTGGCTGTGGTAGCAATACCACTCGCTACACTCTTATTCCAAGTTATACCGTCAGTCGATACAATTACCATATTTGCAGCGGCAACTCCAGCTAACCAATATACACCGTTCCATGCAATAGTGTTAACCGATCCTGTTGTAATCGCATATGCAGACGGCGATGAAAACCACCTTATTCCGTTATACGAGTACATTATACTGTAGGTTCCTGAGCCACCTGCTACCCACATTACACCATTCCAGGCAACTGCATTACCCTGACTTGAGAAATATCCAGTACCGAGACCAGACCAGTTAATACCGTTGTATGAATACAGAATTGTATTAACACCGCTACCAACTGCTACGAATATTGAACCATTCCACTCGATTCCATAGACTGTTGATACGAGCGTGGTATTTAGAGAATTCCAAGTTTGACCGTCTGTAGAATATGTAAGACCAGCTCCTCCACCAGCCCAGATACTACCATTCCAAGATATCGCGTTAAGAGATACATTATAATTTGCAGGTTGCCACTGGATACCATCAACTGAGTAGAGATTGTTGTAGTTACCTGAACCTGTGGCGATCCATGTACTTCCACCCCACTTTACATATAGTGCTTGAGTGCTAAAAAGTACTGAGCCACTGTATGAGGGGAACCAATCAATACCATTGTATGAGTAGCCGAGAGAGTAGGTACCCCTACCTGCGACTACCCACATCGTACCATTCCACGCTACACAGTTAACTTGTGTATTAAAGTACTGGCTGCCAGTAGGTGAAACATTCCATGCGATACCATCATATGAATATCCAAGAGTGAAGCTTCCTGATCCACCCCAGACCATAAATGTCTCTGATGGGCGGTCGTTAATTCTTGGAATTGCAAGAGTTGACATCATCTGTGTATTAGGTCTGCGAGTAGTCATAGCGAAGCATGTTGAGTTAAAGGTCGTACCAGCAATACCAAACCATACTAGTCCATTGTAAGAATATGCAATTTGGTTTCCACCAGATCCTCCAGCGGCCCACACCGTGCCATTCCATACAACCGAGGTACAGCTCGTTGTGAAAATGCCTGAGCCGAGACCAACCCATGTAGTGCCGTTGGTTGAATATGCAAGAGTATTTGTTCCCTGGCCGCCGGCAACCCAGATGGAGCCATTGTACGCAATTGCATTACACTGGGTTGTAAATATGGTCGCGTTAATCGCCGTCCATGTTAGACCAGTGTAGTTAGAGTAAATAAGCGTATTCGTGCCAGATCCACCAGCTACGAAGAATGAGCCACCCCATGCAATTGCATAGCATACTGTAGTCATAACAGCACTCGCAGTGCCTGCTCCCGTATTAGCAGTCCATGTAAAACCGTTATACGAATAGGCAAACTGTGTAGTACTCGAACCGTTCGTGTATCCGCCGGCGAATAACATATTTCCATTCCAGCATAAGGCATAGCACTGCGTACCAAAGATTGATGTACCTAAGCCAACGTAGTTAAGACCATCGAACGAGTAAGCAAGTGTATTTGTGCCCGTTCCTCCCAGAATCCAGGCGTTACCAGTCCATACAATAGCGGTACAGGATGATGAGATAACAGCATTTCCGTTACCAGAACCAGCCCAAGTAAATCCATCATAAGAGTATGCAACTTGATTTCCACCAGATCCTCCAGCTAGCCAGTAGACAGCTTGAGTCGGTGCAGTCGTCGCGCGCGTTCCACTAAACGCTATTACATTACACTGAGTTGTAAAGGTGGTTGAACCCATATTTGTCCATGACGCGCCGTTGTTGTAGGAATAGGCAAGGTCACCTGTCGTACCATTTCCGCCGGCGATTAACATTGAATCAGGCCACTGGGCGTTTGTTTTCAGCGCCGCTGACTGAGGAGGTGGTGGGAAATAACGGCGTACACCAATTGCTCTGATAACTGTACTAGAGTCGGCCTTTAGATTTAGATATGCAAATGACTGATACCAAGTAATACCATCAGTTGAATAAATGAGTCCTGTTGGATCACTGCTGCTTCCAGAATTAGTTCCACCTGCAAAGAAATATGTACCGTTCCATACAACCGAGTAAGCGATACTACATAGTTGTGATGCTGAAGTTGCCACATTCCATGTAATACCATCATATGAATACATGATAGAGCATGTTGAGTTATTAAACCCAGCTACCCAAATAGAACCATTCCAACATATAGACTGTCCTGAAGGGCTTGCAGCTGCAAGTATTGCACTTCCACCGGCTCCAATCCAGTTTATACCATCATATGAATATGCGATTGAGTAAAGATAGTTTGTTGCAGGAGTGCCGACCGCTACCCACATTACACCATTCCAAGCTACCGCATTTGGAGTTGACGGTGCACTCCTAGTAGTTGCCGGTTTACTCCATACCATAGCATCATATGAAATTGAAAATTGTATTCCACCACCACAGGCTAACCAATATGAGCCATTCCAGGCTGCATAGGATGGATTTACGAACTGAGTCGTATTTGGAACCCAGTTTACACCGTCATTTGAAGTTGCAAAATAGGGAGCACTTGTACTCACAAGAAGCCAATATGAACCGTTCCAGGCTACGCACTGTGCGACAGCGGTGTTAACGAATAAGTTAGATCCAGTGGGAAACCATGTAATACCATCATGTGAATATGCAACAGAGTATGATCCGCCGGTTGACCCACCACAACATACCCATATCATACCATTCCAAACAATAGAATAAAATGTTGTAGTTGGCGATAAGGCAACTGATCCAGATGGAGATACTAGGAAAGTTATACCATTATCATAACTGTAGGCAAGTTTTGCTGTATTATTACCTGTGTTCCCCGCCGATGCGATAATTATAAAAGCATCTGAAGGACGATCGATTAACTTTGATGGCTGAACGATTGTTGGAGATGGTCCACGGTATACTGAAACATATCCATATACAGTTGTCATACCTGTACCAGTACTTACTGGAGATGGAAACCAGTTGATACCATTATAGGAGTACCAGCTTCTACTCGGTGAAGCTGAGTCAGAACCTCCAGCGACCCACATCATACCATTCCATGCTACAGCATTGCAACCACCCGCTAGGAGACCTGTACCAAGCCCAGTCCAGTTTTGACCGTCATATGAATAGGCTAGGTTGTTCGTTCCAGAACCGCCTGCGACGAACATGTATCCATTGTAAGAAATCGCATTACATTGTGTGGTAAAAACAGCGTTACCAGACGAAGAAGCAGTCCATACAGGAGGCGTAGACGTTACAGTTGTCGAATAGGCCATTGTATTTGTACCTGAGCCGCCTGCTACAATGATTGCCTTCGTGGCCGACCAACATATAGCATAACATATTGTGGAGAAGATAGATACACCACTTCCAGTAAAAGTCTGCCCTCCATTTGTTGAATAGGCCAGTGTATTTGTACCAGATCCGCCAGCATAAATAATATAGTTGGTCACCACACAGAGTGCATTACAGCTCGTTGTAAATATTGAAGCACCTAGTGGTACCAGGGCTGTATCTGTTGCTGGAATTCCAGTTTGTAGAATAAAGTATGCCAGTGTATTTGTACCCTGTCCGCCAAGTAAAAAGGATGTGCCAGTCCATACAATTGCATTACACTGTGTAGTAAAGACAGTCTTATTTATATCATTACCTCTGCCAAGAGGCTCAAACTGAGACATATAACCATAACTAACTGATGCACCCGAGCCTGTTCCACCAAGTAGCATCATATTACCATTTGAAGCACCAGTATATATAGTTGTTAAACCTGTAGGATTACCCGCGCCGCCCCAAATTTTTCCATCAAAACTTCTTGCAATAGGGCCACCTACACCTAGAGCAAATATATAGCTTTCAGCTCCAGTAATTGAAACACCACCTAGCCTTTGCTTCAATATCATAGGATCAGCCGTCTGTATCGTCTGATTTATGTTAGGTAACATATTTGTATTCTGTGATATTGATTGAGTTCCACCCGCGTTCGTTTGAACTCTCGAAGATGGTGAGAGGAGATTCACAATTGTTCTGGAAGCAATGGCATATATTGTTGTGGCACCACCAGTTGAGTTGCCACTCACATTTGGGAACCAGTTAATACCATCTACTGAATACAGCATGCGATTTGTTCCACTACCGCAGGCAAGCCAATAGTTTCCATTCCACGCGAGAGCTACACAGCTACCGATCTGGGCTGTTCCAGATTTAGATGGAAGCCATGTGATTCCGTTATATGAATATCCAAGCGTGTTAGTTCCTGAACCACCAGCTACCCACATTACACCATTCCATGCAAGAGCAGTGCAGTTAGTTGTAAAAAGACCCGATCCTAGACCAATCCAGTTCTGGCCGTTATACGAATATGCCATTGTACCCTGGTTTCCACTACTAAGAGCGCCACCCGCAAGATGAATGTATCCATTTGATGCGACAACATAGGCGGTACTAAACCATGTACTGATTACTGGGTTCTGAGTACCACTTGTAACTCCCTTATACCCTACAACATCAATCGCATAGTTTATAGAATTTGTATTTGCATTTGAGCATGCAAAAAGCCAAAATGTTCCAGTCCAGCACGAGTATATAGCATTACCCATTTCAGCCGCAAACCAGTTAATACCGTCACGAGAGAAGAAGGCTCCATTATTACCGGCCATCGATGCAATCCAAAGATAATTATCTGTAGAAATATTTGATACATTTAGTGTGCTAATACCAGTGCTGTTTGTAGTTAGTGTTGACGGTAGCCAGTTAATACCATCATACGAATAAATGATTCCTGGTACACCTCCAGCAGTTGGAACGCCACCAGCTACCCACATAGTTCCATTTGTTGCTACTGTATTAACTCTGCTAACCCACTGCTGAATATATGGAACACCATACCAAATCAATCCCTCATAACTGTACATTAAATATGAGTTGTTACCTCCGCCACAAGCTGCCACTGTAAAGGTATTTCTAACAGGCTGATTGATTTTTATAGGGAGTGAGGGGGTCACTTGCTGAGGTACCCTTTTTGTTCCAAATCCAAAGGTCTGTGTCCCCATTAGAGAGTTTCCAAAGATATTTGGATACCATACAAGACCGTCATAGGAGTATGCTATCCGATTTATTCCTGAGCCGCCAGCATTCCATACAAATCCATTCCAGGCTACAGCAGTGCATGTAGTAGTGAATGATAACTTACCGAGACCAGTCCAGCTTGTTCCGTTCGTCGAGTAAGCCATTGTATCAGCCGTTCCAACACCACCAGCGACCCATATCGTACCACTCCAGGCGATGGCATTCACCTGTGTACCAAATATGCTATTACCAGTTGCAGAGGCAGTCCATGATGTTCCATTTGTTGAATACATCATCTGATTTGTACCCTGACCTCCAGCTACGAAATAGGTGCCGTTCCAGCAGATTGCATAACATCCTGTTGAAAAGTTTCCTACACCAGAGCCGGTCCAGACTGTGCCATTTGTTGAGTATGCGAGTGTATTACCTGTACCTACGCCTCCAGCTACAATAATAGCGCCATTCCAGCACAGGGCATTACAGCTCGTTGAGAATATAGTGAGTCCCTGTGCGTAGAAGTTAGAAGAACTTGAAGGGTTTGCAATAGGACAGTAGGCAAGAGAGTTCGTTCCTGATCCACCAAGAACCCATGCGTTATTAATCCATATAATAGCGAGACAGGCGGTAGAAAAGATCGTTATACCAAGTTGTGTAGAGTATCCTGCAGAGACAGCGCCCGAACCAGCAGCTATTGTATTCGTTGTGCTCGTACCCTGTCCTCCATATAACCAGTAGTCTTTACCGTTCCAGCACGCACAGTTGAATTGACCCGTAAAAGGAAGACTACCCTGATTCATCGCAATCCAGTGAATTCCGTTGTAGGAGTACAGAGAGGAGCCGCCACCAGAATATGAACCAACCGCAAATATAATATTATCAGTCGCATAGCTATTTGTCTTACCGAGTATGGCAAGTGTTGAGGGGGGAACAACTGATACAATTGGTACTATATAGTTTGCAGCAATTGTATAACATGTACTTGTCATGATATTATTGCCGTTGTTTACATACCAGTTTGTTCCAGTCGATGAATATATCATCTGATTTGTACCCTGGCCTCCAGCATACCAATATAGTCCATTCCATGCTATGGTGACACAATATGTCATTAAGTTGTATGCAGACGGTACAGGGATCCAGTTTATTCCATCATACGAATATGCAATAGAGTTTGTACCATTACCACCTGCAACAAACATATTACCATTCCAAACAATACTAAAACAGGCACTCGTAAATATCGCATTACCTAGTTGATTCCAGTAGATACCATCATATGAATAGAGTAATGTATTTGAAGCGGTACCTGTGCCAGCAACCCAGAGTGTACCGTTCCAAGCAAAACAGAGGGGGGTTGAGGAAGTAACTGCAGAATTGATACCTGTAAAGTTAATACCATCAAAGGAATATCCAATGTAGGGTGAAGACGAACCTCCAGCTACCCACATTTGACCGTTCCATGAAATCGCATTAAAAGCACCTATTGTGGTTTTTACATCATACCATGATTGTAGGTTATTGGTACTATAGTAGGTATTACTACCCATACCTACAATCCACATGTATGAATTCCAGCCAATACACATAGAATTATTATTTAGACCATTCACAGTGCTATTAAAAAACAGATTTCCTAACCCTACCCAGTTTATACCATCATATGAGTAGGCGAGTGTGTTTGTGTAGTTATTGGTTGTTCCATTACCACCAGCAAGCCACATCTGACCGTTATAGAAAACATTTTGAACGTTAACTGGGAAAATTGCAGAACCTGAGGGAGAGTTAAACCATGTTATACCATCATAACTATAACCAAGTGCGTAGTTACCCTTACTGCCACCACATACCATAAAGGTCTTTGTTGATTTGTCGATGATTGCAGGGCTCAATACAGCAAGTGTTTGGCTGTATACTGTACCCCTAGGACAGATTGCATAACACTGCGTTGTTAGACCGCTACCAGCTGGCTGTAAAATAGGGAACCATACTGTACCATTGTATGAATAGGCCATCTGATTTGTATACTGGCTTCCAGATCCTCCAGCCACCCAGACACGACCGTTCCATGCAATCGCAGTACATATTGTAGAGAACAAACTTAGGCCGAGACCATACCAGGTGGTTCCGTCATTCGACCAGGCAAGTGTGTTTGTACCTGATCCACCAGCGAGCCACATCTGACCGTTCCATGCAATCGCATTCACGCTTGTACTAAATGCTGTATTACCACTCGCTACTGCTGTAAATGCTGCTGTACCTGAGTTCGAAGATGCCATACGATTTGTACCCTGGCCTCCAGCAATAAACTTCGTGCCGTTCCAAGCAATACAGTTACACTGGGTTGAGAAAATGGTTACACCAAGCCCAGTCCATGTGTATCCACTGTCCTTAGAGTAGGCCATTGTATTTGTTCCAGAGCCGCCAGCTACGAGAATACCACCATTCCAAGAGAAGGCGAGACAGTTTGTTGAGAAAATGCTTGAACCAAGTCCAATAAAGTTCGATGAAGCAGTTGGAGCAGGGTTACTGCATATTGCAATAGTATTTGTACCCTGGCCTCCAAGGACCCATGTTGCACCAGTCCATATTACTGCATAACCCGCAGTCGAGAAAATGCTTGTACCAAGTCCAGTGAAACCATTATTTGCCTGTTGTGTATAGGCAATTGTGTTTGTTCCCTGACCGACTGCTAGATAAAAGTTATTTGCTGCTGGTGCATTTACATTACATGCGACTCCATTACCCTGGGTTGTGAATGGATTTGAATTTGTAAACCATGTTATACCATTATAGGACCACTGCATTGAGTTAGATCCACCAGCGCTGCCAGCTGCCACCATAACGGTATCAATCTGTCCGTTACTCTGGTTCAATCTGCTTGCGATAACTGTTGTTGAATTTGGAGGAATAGGTGGAATATACACTCTCGATACGATTAAATTGACGGATCCCAACAATCCTATTGAAGGCGTGGGAATCCAATTAATACCATCTACTGAATAATATATGTTTCCTGTAGTACCGTTATTGTTAAATGCCATAAAGAAATATGTACCATTGTATGTAACATAACTGCTACTATTTGATATACCACTAAACATTTCTGGGTTCAAAAACCATGTAATACCATCATACGAATACATAGAACCAGAACTTCCAGCCGCAACTATAATACTACCGTTTGTAGCAAAGGCATATATTGCTGATCCATTTGAAGCATAGTTGCCAGTAATACTAGTGTTATATCCTCCTAGCGTTGGTGTCCATGTAATACCATCATATGAATAATAGATACTCGAGTTCTGCACGGTCGTTCCGCCGCTACTACCAGCAATCCATACTGAACCAGTCCATAATATAGCTCCTGAAGATGGGTTAGACCAAATTCCTGTGTTAGGACTTGGGCTCCATGACATACCATCATTTGAGTAAAACATAGTGTTAGTACCACCATTTGTACCTGCTGTAACACCGACCCACATTAATCCATTCCACGCCGCAGCTGACAGTGCGATTGCATTTGAATTCATAGGCGACTTCCAAATAATACCATTGTATGAATAACAAGACTGGCCACCATTATAATTCGCTAACCAGATAGAGCCATTCCAAGAAAATGATATAACAGTGGATAGGAATAGTCCAATATTACTACCTAATCCAACCCAGTTGATACCATCATATGAATATGCTGCAATATTTGTATAGCCGCTCGTTGTTGAACCAGCTAACCATATAGTTCCATTATAGGCAATACATGAAATAGTCTGAGATGAGTTAAAGACAGCATTAAAGGAGCTTGAGCTATACCATGTGAATCCATCATAGGTATACATTAAACGACCTAGATATGTATTACCGGTTGTACCACTTGTAGCTACCATAAATGATGATGTAACTGAAGGACTCGGTTTTGTAATGATACTTGGAATTGTCATTGATATCGACAGAGGGGACACAACCTTTGAAGCAAATCCATAACACTGTGTTGTCATTATGCTGCGTGAAACGGAGTCTGTGTTGTACCAGTTGATACCATTATTAGAGTACATGACTACATAGGGCGTCGTACCAGTACCCGCTACCCAGGTATTACCATTCCATCCTACTGCGGTACAGCTGGTGGGTACAACGCCAGTTCCAAGACCATTCCATGAGGTACCGTTTGTCGACCAGGCTAGAGTGTTTGTTCCAGATCCGCCAGCAATCCACATATAACCGTTCCATGCGATTGCATTACACTGTGTTGAAAAGATGGCGATACCTGAGCCGGTCCAAGATGTTCCGTTCGATGAATATGCGAGGGTATTTGCGGTACCGGCTCCACCTGCAACGAACTGTTGACCGTTCCAGCAGATGGCATAGCAGCCTGTGGAGAAAATTGTAACACCTCCAGCAGTCCATGTACCACCTGCATTCTGTGAATAAGCAAGAGTGTTTGTACCAACACCACCAGCTACAAGTGTTGAACCATTCCAACAGAGAGCATTGCAGCTTGTTGAGAAAATACTTGTACCGAGACCCGTCCAAGATGTTGTAGTTGTAGGAGATGTTGTCGAATATGAATATTCATTATTAAATGGGCTAGCATTTAGTGCAACAGCAATAGTATTTGTACCAGCTCCACCAGCTACCCATCCAGATCCAACCCAGGCGATTGCATAGCCTGCAGTACTAAAAATAGTCGCACCAATACCAGTAAGACCGTTTGTTATTTGAGGCCCACTACTAACTGCAATTGTATTTGTACCTGATCCAACTCCAACCCATAAATAGCCGTTAAAGGCTAATGCATTACACTGTGTAGCAAAAGTACTACCCATTCCTATCCAGTTCTGCCCGTTGTAAGAATAGCTTATCGTATTTGTTCCAGAACCAAGAGCTAATATAAGTGTATCAGGTAATCTTATATCATTTGTCTTGGAAATATTAGTATTTATTGTAGGAACAACGAATTTTCTCGTACATATTGCATTTGTAGCAAATCCATTTGGAGCATGATAGATACCAGGAAGCCAATAGGTTCCATCGACTGAATATAGTGTATTTGTCAAGGACGCGGCCGTGCTAATAGCGATCCAGTAGGTTCCGTTCCATGCAATTGCCGATATATTTGGCTGTAGTATATATGCGCTTGGAGCAGAAAACCAGTTAATACCCTCATATGAGTATATAACAGAACTCTGTTTAACACTCGCTCCGTTACAGACAGCCACGAACATGCTACCGTTCCAGGCAATCTTATTTACAGTGGTTGCAATATTATACCCAAGACCAGTCCACTGAATACCGTTATAGGAGTATGCCATGCTATTTGTCGTACCCGTACCACCCGCTACCCATAATGTACCATTCCATGCTATACCATTCACGCTTGTCAACGAACTTATCAGTGGTATAAAAGACCAGTTTATGCCGTCAGGTGAAGCATACATTGTTCCGTTACTTGATCCAGCCACCCATATGCTACCATTTGTAGCAATAGTATTTACTGAACCAGTAAAGCTTGCGGATCCATTGTATCCATTGAGCCAGTTCTTACCATCCATAGAATATGCATAAGATGTTCCAGCTGCAACTACCCACATGGAACCATTCGTAGCAACAGCATTCCAAGCACTTACAATAACCTGTCCGTAAGCTGGATACCATACGATACCATCCATAGAGTATGCAATACTGCATGTACCAATTTGTGGTGGACTACTGGTGTAGTTTAGCGTTGTATTTGAGGCTACTGCTACCCACATATTATTTCCATTATAGGCAATTGCGTTAGGATTTCCACCTAGAATTGAAAAAAGAGTTGTTGCAGCTGTAAATGAAGTTATTCCATCATAGCTGTAGACTGCTCTATATGTATCTAGCACAGTACTGTTAGTGGTAGTTCCGAAAACAGTAAAGTTCTCTGTAATACTTGTAACATTTACAGGATTGATAAATCTTGGTATGCTCCAATCATATAGAACCTTAGGAAAAGTAACTCTTGGCACAAGGGCATTAATACTTGTAGTGATGCCTCCCTGCGAAGACATGATCCAGTTGAATCCATTATACGAGTAGGCAAGTGTGTTAATACCACCCGTACCACCAGCATACCACCTTCCTCCAGACCAGGCAACCGTGTAACAGGTGCTTGGGAATATTACAGGACCTACTGCAGTCCATGTCGTGGCGTTCGTCGAATAGGCAATAGTATTTGTACCCTGGCCTCCTGCAAGCCACATCATACCGTTCCATGCAATCGAGTTGCACTGTGTTGAAAAGATAGAGGTTGATCCTGAAACCGCCGTCCATGATGTACCATTGGTTGAATACGCCATCGTATTCGTACCAGCTCCTCCCGCGACGAAATAAACACCGTTCCAACAGACCGTGTAGCAGCCTGTAGAAAAGATTGCATTACCGCTTGCAGTCCAAGTTACTCCGTTATCTGTTGAATAAGCGAGAGTATTGACCGTGCCTACTCCACCTGCTACAATGGTACTATTTCCTGGAACACCACCGTTCCAACAGAGAGCATAACAACCTGTTGAGAATGGAGAGGATCCAACCGCGGTAACTGTAAATACAGAAGCGCTTGTAGGATTCGACATCATTGTATAGGCAAAGGCATTTGTTCCTGCGCCACCTAGGACCCAACCTACACCAGTCCAACAGACTGCATAACAGCCTACGCTAAATATTGTAACTCCTAGAGATTGTGAAACGCTGCCTGCAACTATATTTTGGTTAGATCCACTGCTATTATTCCATATAAGAATTGTGTTTGTTCCAGTACCCGTTACAGCTCCTCCTAATATCCAGGTAGAACCATTCCAGGCTCCACAAGTTCCAGTACCACTACCTCCAAAGTTGCTATTGGGATACATAGTGTTAATTCCGCCACCTGTTATATACATATTTTGATAGTTACCAGTTCCAAGAACCATTAATGACTGATTCTCAGTCTGTGACGCATTTGCCTTAGTTGTTAGTGTGATACTATTATTCGCGTTATTTGGGGAAACATAGTTTCTTGAAGCTACAGCAGTTGTAGTACTTGTAATATATGTTGAAAGTAATGAAGGTAGCCATGTGATACCATCAGTAGAATATAAGGCAGTATTTGTTCCTATGCCGCCAGCGATCCAGTATGTTCCATTCCAGGCGATAGACGAACAGCTACTTGTCATTTGGCTAGTTCCTGAGGTCGATGCCTGCCAGTTTATACCATCATATGAGTAGGCGAGTGTGTTTGTTCCTGAACCGCCAGCCACCCACATATTACCATTCCATGCAATACAGTAGCCAGTACTTGTAAAAATACCATTTCCAGTTGCAGCCCACTGCTGACCGTTATATGAATATGCAAAGGGTGCTGATCCAGAATATACAGCCGCACATATTACCCACATTTGACCATTCCATGCTACGCCCTTACACTCTTTTCCAGATCCTGTTGGTAAAGGATAGTTAAGAGTAACATTGCTACTAGGATATAACCAGTGAATTGCATCGGTTGAATAGAGTATAGGAATATTGTTTCCTGAGCAATAGGCCGCAGCTATCCAATAGTAACCATTCCATTGTAGAGAATATATATTAGTTGAAATTGCACTTGAATCACCTGTAGTTTTCCAAACTATACCATCATATGATATATATATATTACCGCCGTCTCCGCCCACAAGCCAATAACTACCATTCCATCCTACAGAGTAACCAATATTAGGCACATTTACATCTAAACTCTGTTTTACACCACCAGGAAGCCAATTTATACCATCATATGAATATGCAATAGAAGTATGTGTACCTGATCCTGTGGCAACCCACATTTGACCGTTAAAGCCTATTCCATATACATTTGAGTTAAGCAGCGCGGTTCCACTCGGTGAAACATACCACGAAAGTCCATCAAAACTATAGGTTAGAGTGTAATTACCAGAGCCGCCGGCCACCATAAAAGCCGTTGTAATTGGCTGTGTACTAACCTTTATAGGGATAATAGGAGCCGTGTTCTGATTGAGTACACGACGGGCAACAAGGGCATAGACCTGTGTAGTAATAAGTGCCTGATAGGAAGTGTACCAGACAATACCATTATAGGAATAGGCGATACGATTGTAGCCACCTGTACCTCCCGCAATCCACTGGAAGCCGTTCCATGAAACTGCAGTACAGGCTGTGGGAAAGACAAGCTTGCCAAGACCGGTCCATGTAGTGCCGTTCGTTGAATAGCCAAGTGTATTTGTACCTTGGCCTCCAGCCACCCAGATGTATCCGTTCCACGCGATCGCATTCACCTGTGTGCTAAAGACGCTGTTGCCCGTTGTGGAAGCAGTCCACGAGGTGCCGTTCGATGAGTAGGCCATCTGATTCGTACCTGCACCACCAGCCACGAAGTATGTGCCGTTCCATGTAATTGCATAACAGGCTGTGCTGAAGGTACCAGTGCCAGAACCAGTCCAGCTTACACCACCGTTCGTTGAATAAGCAAGTGTGTTTGTACCGGCGCCACCGGCAACTACAGTGATTCCGTTCCAAGCGAGGGCAGTACAGCTTGTTGAGAAAATGCCTGTACCGAGGCCCGTCCAACCACCCTGTGAGGCTGTAATAGGGGCAACGCTTAGTGAATAGATTAGTGTATTTGTTCCTGAGCCGCCAGCAACCCATCCATTTCCAACCCACACAATCGCACTGCATTGTGTGCTAATAAGAGTGTTTCCAATGCCAGTCCAACTTGAGCCGCTTGATGAGTAGGCGATCGTATTACCTCCAGATCCGCCAGCAAACCAGGTAGAACCATTCCAGGCCGCGCAGTTGCCCTGTGTAAAGGGCGTGCTGGCGTTAGTCCATGTATTTGCATTGTTACTGTAGACTGCACCGTTTGTACCAGTACCGAGAGCGAGTACATACGAGTTATCAGGATTCGCATTGTTTAATCTGGCACCGGCATTTGGAGGGCTGGGAATAATATAGCGACGGGCAGCCATGTAAAAGGCACCGTTTGTTCCAGATAGAACAGAACCACTTGGGGTTGGCTGCCATGTAATACCATCTGATGAGTAGATCAATCCATATGAAGAAGACGCACCTGAGATAATAAAATAGGCACCATTCCATACTGCAGTGTATGCAGAGCCGTTACTCATTAGAGTATTACCAGATGGAGAAGGAAGCCAATTTATACCATCATATGAATACGCTACAATATTTGTTCCTATACCAACTGCAATATGCATAATATTATTGTATGCAATTGCATATACATATGATGAAAATGTTGTTGAACCGAGGCCCACCCAGTTCTGACCGTTATATGAATACGCAAGAGTATTTGTACCCTGGCCACCAGCGATCCATATTGTACCATTCCATATAACAGCATAACCACTAGTTGAGAAAATGCTTGTACCAAGGCCGATCCAGTTTATTCCATCCATTGAGTATGCAATTGTGTGTGTACCGCGGCCTACTGCCACCCACATTAAACCATTGTATCCTATCCAAGTAACAGCTGTAGTGAATACATTTGTTGCAACAGGAATCCAGTTTAATCCATTTGTAGAATAGCATATAGTAGAACCACCTGAGCCGCCTGCAACCCATAGACCATTGCCCCAGGCTACAGCGGTACAAGACGTACTAAATATATTTGGATTTGTAGGATTTAGAGTGTTCCATACAATACCATCGTACGAATATGCAAGTGTGTTTACATTAGATGTTGTAGTATTGCCGCCAGCAATCCACATGGTTCCGTTCCAGGCAATTGCATTTCCATTATTTGTTATAAGAGGGAATAGGGCAGATCCGCTCTGTGATACATACCAAGTTAGACCATCATAACTGTAGGAGATGCCGCCAACACCAACATTGTTATTAGTTCCCGCTACACAGAAATTTTCAGTCACAGTCTGAGTAATTCTTGGAGGTGGTATTGTTGACATTAGCGGTAGAACACGCTTTGTGGCTACAGCATAGACCTGTGTTGTTATAATTGCATTTGTAGGCACATAGGTCCATGTTATACCATTGTACGAGTAGGCAATAGGGTTGGGGCCGCCGCTGCCGCCTGCCACCCATATATTACCATTCCATACTACTGTATTACAGGCTGTTGCGAAAATGCCAGTACCTAGACCAGTCCAGGTCGTGCTGTTCGTCGAGTAAGCGAGTGTGTTCGTACCCTGACCGCCAGCCACCCACATTGTTCCGTTCCAGGCCACTGCATTACACTGCGTCGTGAAAATGCTTCCAACTGCCGTCCATGTAAGACTTGTGGCGGTAGGCGTCATTGCAGCGTAGGCGAGTGTGTTCGTACCCGTACCACCAGCAATAAAGTACTGGCCGTTATAAGCAATCGCATAAACGGATGTCGTGAATGTTGAGTTACCCGAGGTGTTTGTCGACCATGTCACACCATCTGGTGAGGTAACCATTTGGTTTGTACCTGCTCCACCCGCCACCCAGTAGGGTCCAGCGTAACAGATTGCTCTGCACTCTGTTGTAAGCGTCGAGTTACCAGATGATACTGAAGCCCATGTGCTACCGTTAGTTGATGTTACCATCTGATTTGTGCCTGAGCCGCCCGCGATCCACTTGCCCTGACCCCACGCAACGGCCTTACACTGTGTGCTAAAGGCTGATACGCCTGCTCCAGACCACGCGGAACCATTTGTGGAGTATGCCAGCGTATTGCTTCCTCCAGCTCCACCCGCAACCCACATATAACCATTAAAGGCCACTGCATAGCCAGTTGTTGTTATAGTTGTACCTGTAAAGACCGTCCATGATAGGCCATCCTTTGAATAGGCTGTTGTGTTAGTACCAGTACCGAGAGCAACTATGAAGTTTTCCGTTGAAAGGTTATTGTTAATCTTTGCAATAGTGGTAAGGGGTGTTACCTGATTATAAGAGCGTGATCCAATACCTAGACCTGAACTTAATACTACAGCATTGCCAGCTGATGATGCAAGCCATGTTATACCATCATATGAATATGCTACCTGGTTTGTACCAGAGCCCACTGCAAACCAATAGATTCCGTTCCATGTAATCGAGTTAACTGATGATGTAATAATGGCATTACCAGAGGTCGAGGCTACCCAATTTATACCGTCCGTTGAGTAGGCAAACTGATTTGTACCAGTACCGCCGGCAACCCAGATGTATCCGTTCCAGGCTACACAGCGACCACCAGTTGTAAATAAGTTTGTGGTCTGATTCCAGTTGAATCCATTGTTTGAATATATGATTGATGTTAAGTTTGTTGATGGATTTCCAACAACAACTGTTATTAATCCGTTTGATGCTATTCCATATCCAGCATAAATTCCATTATTTGTAATATTGCTTGGCGACCAGTTTATACCGTCATATGAATAATAGGTTGAGGTTGTACTACCTGTCGCAAGAAACATTGTTCCAATCCAGCTAACAGCAAGTGCAGTTCCAGTTACCTGTGTAGCAGTAGCATTGTTAAACCATGTTAGACCATCAATAGAGTAAAGAAGATTTGTTTGACCGGTTGGAGAGCAACCAGCTACCCAGATCTGACCGTTCCATGCGAGTGATAGAACACCAGTAACCTGTGTGAGAAGATTTGCATTTGTAGCTGCCGTCCAGTTTATACCGTTTGGTGAATATGCTAGAATATTTGTTCCTGAGCCGCCTGCTACCCACATTGTACCGTTCCATAGTACACAGTTACATTGTCCTGTAAACACTGTACTACCAGAGGATGAGGCTAGCCAATTATTTCCGTCATAGGTATATGATATTTTATTTGTTCCATTAGATCCAACAACCATGAAGTTGACGGTAGGCGTAGAGGATATCGAGGCTCCTGTTGGACCCGTCGCACCAGTATTTGTTGCAGTACCTGCTACTCCTTGAGGGCCTGTATTACCAGTAAAGCCGGTTGGACCCGTGGCACCAGTATTTGTTGCAGTACCTGCTACTCCTTGAGGGCCTGTATTACCAGTAAAGCCGGTTGGACCCGTGGCACCCGTGTTTACTGCTGTACCTGCTATGCCTGCTATACCTGTTGGGCCTGTTGCACCTGTGAAGCCTGTGGGGCCTGTCGGACCTGTGAAGCCTGTGGGACCTGTCGGACCTGTGAAGCCTGTTGCTCCTGTTGGGCCTGTGAAGCCTGTTACGCCTGTCGGGCCTGTATAGCCTGTTGCTCCTGTATTTGTTGCGGTTCCTGCAGGGCCTGTATAACCTGTTACACCTGTAAAACCTGTTGGCCCTGTAAAGCCTGTGTAACCTGTAATGCCTGTTGGTCCTGTGAAGCCTGTAATGCCTGTTGGGCCTGTAAAGCCTGTATATCCTGTGGGGCCTGTCGGGCCTGTGTTACCCGTTGGTCCTACCATACTAAATGCTAAAGGCCATTGCGCCATGGGTATCTAGAATGGAATAATATTTGATAAAATTATTTACCGCCATGTAACGGCTAGTACTAAAGTTAAGTACCGCCATGTACTTAATTTAAGTACATGGCATTACTTTCATAGCTCTTAAAATTGCTGATCTAATATGCCTTTGGTCCATATAAATATCCTCCCACTAAATCAATATAAAAATCTCCTATACGCCCTACAGTACCTGCTGGAGCTCCATTACCACCTATTATATATGTACCTGTCACACCTGTCGGACCGGTAAATCCTGTTGGGCCTGTAAATCCTGTAGGACCAGTCCAGCCCGTCCAGCCAGTGGGTCCCGTATTACCCGTGGGACCTGTATTACCTGTAGGACCAGTCCAGCCCGTCCAGCCTGTAGGTCCCGTATTACCCGTGGGACCTGTATTACCGGTCGGTCCCGTATTACCCGTCCAGCCCGTGGGACCTGTATTGCCCGTGGGACCTGTGTTACCTGTATTACCTGTTGGACCTGTCGCGGAGTTTGCTAGTAGCGTGGTATGTAAATGGGATTGTTTATTTCCACGAAGATATATTGTTAGCGAATCAACATTATTCTGTATAAAAATACCATATACACTTATACATACTTTATATGATAGATCAGGCAGAGTTGTGGTAGGAATATAAAGAGTATCATAGATTTCTTCAAATACTGTTACAGGCTGACTTGTTCCTACGTTACCTGTTGCCATTATTACAGGATTATTTCCATTCGAATCAGTGTAAAATACACTAAAGTATATTGCTACATCTGTACCTGTATTCGTAGAACTTGCATAAATATTCAAGTCCCATAAACCTCCTATAATAATATTACTTGGGAGTGTATAAGGATCTGTTGAAAAAGTTCCCATTAAAAATGCATTATTTGCAGGTTGTACCCCAGATGATATTACAACTTGTGCTGTTTGTACTGGCACTGTTAGTAGTGAACCGTTCACGGGTGGTGAAGTACCTGTAGCGTCTAAAAAGAGAATAAGACCTGATGAAACTCCATTAGTTCCTGGATGCCCTGTAAAGCCGGTTGGGCCTGTAAAACCCGTATTACCTGTTGGACCTGTATTGCCTGTGTTACCAGTTGGCCCAGTGTTACCCGTGGGACCCGTGTTACCTGTGGGACCCGTGTTACCTGTGTTACCAGTTGGCCCCGTGTTACCCGTGTTACCTGTTGGCCCCGTGTTACCAGTTGGGCCCGTATTACCCGTGTTACCAGTTGGACCCGTATTACCCGTGTTACCAGTTGGGCCCGTATTACCTGTGTTTCCTGTATTACCAGTTGGGCCGGTGTTACCCGTGTTACCCGTGGGACCTGTATCTCCTGTTGGTCCTGTATTTCCTGTTGGACCAGTGTTTCCTGTGTTACCAGTTGGGCCCGTGTTTCCTGTATTGCCCGTTGGACCCGTATTACCTGTTGGACCCGTGTTACCTGTGTTACCAGTTGGACCTGTGTTACCCGTGTTACCAGTTGGACCTGTATTACCAGTATTACCCGTGTTACCAGTTGGACCCGTGTTACCTGTATTACCCGTATTACCCGTCGGGCCCGTGTTACCTGTGTTACCCGTAGGACCCGTATTACCGGTGCATCCAGTATTACCCGTCGGGCCTGTGTTACCAGTCCATCCACGAATACCGCCATAACCCATATCATTCCAGCGTGTTACGCCATCACCAACCTTGAATTGCCGAGTATCAATTTCAATACCCATTTCAGCAATTGCCAGAATAGGGTTTGTTGCAGCCCATTCAAGGGCAGTACCCCTTCTGAATTGTACCTGAATATAAGGCATTTGATTAATGATTAGAAAATATTAATTACAGCATTCTGCACGTAGTTTGTTATAAACCTATTAATATTACTATCGGGTATTAGGTAGCCTGATGGATAATTTGCCTGATCTAATACTGATAGAAGCATTTGCCCCACTAATATGTTATAGCCAGTTATTGAAAATGACTGCGTATAATCTGCATAGGGTGGATTTGCTGTATTGCGCTGATCGTTTGATGTTACAAAATATCCATTAATACTTGGCTGCTGAATTGTAAACCAGATATAGCAAATTGTAGGATTTATCATTCCGTAATTTTGATTTACCCAATAAGTACCATAGCGACCCTGGTTTGAAGTTGTATAGGTTCCTGTGGAATTTGCATTTGATGAATTAATTGAACCGCCAGTTCCAGGTGATCCTGCATTATACCATTGAATTGTTCCAGCACGCATATAGGCAAGTTCAACTTGCGGCCATACATTTGATTGACTTACAAAGTATCCATAGTTGCTGAGTTGTGTATTTTGTAGAGTTCCGTAAGAAATATTAGAGGCGGTTGTAATTCCGTTTAGTGATATGTAATTGCCAATGTTCCACATATTATATCCACCATCATCAATTGTACTTATAGAGCCATCATAGGTATAAAAGTAAAAGTTGGGTATTGCAGTTGTAAAGCTTGAGGCATTGCTCGTGTGCCAATTTGAGAATGAGACTAGATCCACATAATTGAATACTGTTGAATTCACACGACCGTATCCAAATTCACCGGCTAGGGTCATGTATAGTGGCATTTCCTTATTATTAGAGCAATATTTTTATGATATCATCTAATACTCATAGAGTGGAAGGATTTAACCAAAGGCCTAGCCGAAACTCGGGCTGAAAGCCCCAGTTAAGACTAGGGCCAAAGGCCCTAGCCGAAACTCGGAACGAAGTTCCTTGTTAAGGGTGAGCCTTTGGCTCACCCGAAACTCGTGATCTGTGACAAAACAATCCAGTTCGACCCAGTATAATAAAGTGTAAACGCCTGTACCTCAATCCGATTTGCATTTATTGTCGGTACAAAGGCATTCGGCCACTTTATAGTTTTTGGTGTGCCATTAATACTAAGAGCAGATGCATAATATGGCGTAGCTCCCTGATTCAATATTAAAATAACAACATAGGATCGGTTTGCCGTGGTTGGCATATTTGTAATATCACATGTAAAGTTACTTGCAATAGCAGTATGATAGAATATTGCACCAGTAAGCCAATCATGTACGACAACCCCTGTGGCACCTGACTTTGTATTTCCAACTTCCTGTGTCTCCTGTACTGTCAGAGTTCCATTAATAGTAATACTATCAACTGATGTCGGAACAGGTCCCGTGCAGCCTGTTACACCCGTAGCACCGGTATTACCCGTCCAACCCTTAAGCCCGCCATAGGGCAGCGAGTTCCAACTCGTGCTTCCATCGCCGATCTTGAATTGATTCGTATCAGTCTCCATACCCATCTCGGCCAGCGATAATACCGGATTTACAGTAGCCCACTTTGTAGCTACATCATGGCGTACCTGTAAAATGATATTTGCCCCATTATAGGCTCCAGATGGTCCTGTATTACCCGTCATACCAGCCCCGCCACAGTTGAAGGCCGGTCCATCGCTATATATCGATGAAGGCGTGCCACCATCAAAAATATAATAGGTCTGTGCTCCAGTATTACCTGTCGGACCCGTATTACCTGTTGCTCCTGTATTCGTAGCCAGTCCATCCCGCCCTGTTGGTCCCGTTGGGCCAGTAAAACCCGTATTACCTGTCGGACCCGTCGGCCCCGTTGGACCCGTAAAACCTGTATTACCTGTGTTACCTGTCGGCCCTGTTGGACCTGTAAAACCTGTATTACCTGTTACACCTGTGGGACCAGTCCAGCCCGTCCAGCCCGTTGCACCTGTTACACCCTGTAGACCAACTGGGCCAGTTTTTCCTATAGGACCAGTATTACCTGTCGGTCCCTGAGGTCCGAGTATACCAGTCGGACCTGTATAACCCGTCCAACCCGTGTAACCCGTCCAGCCAGTGTAACCAGTCCAACCCGTGTAACCCGTCCAACCTGTGTAGCCCGTTGTACCCGTTGCACCGGTGTTCGTAGCAGTTCCTGCTGGCCCAGTCCAGCCTGTGTAGCCTGTTGGACCCGTTGGACCTGTGTAGCCCGTCCAGCCAGTCCAGCCTGTTACACCTGTTGGACCCGTGTAGCCCGTCCAACCAGTCCAGCCTGTCGCTCCAGTATTTGTAGCAGATCCATCAATACCTCTTATACCAGTTGGACCTGTATAACCTGTAAAGCCTGTTGCACCAGTTGAACCCGTCGCACCTGTGTTCGTAGCAGTACCAGCAAGACCCTGTGGACCTGTTGCACCAGTTTTACCAGTAGGGCCAGTGTTACCTGTTACACCTGTAAAGCCTGTGTAACCTGTTGCACCAGTTGGGCCCGTTGGACCGGTATAACCAGTCCAGCCTGTGTAGCCTGTTGCACCGGTATTTGTAGCAGTTCCTGCAATACCTTGTGAACCTGTCGGGCCTGTTACACCAGTTGACCCTGTAGCTCCTGTAGGCCCTGTGAAGCCGGTTGGGCCTGTAACACCTGTTGCACCCGTGGCTCCTGTGGCCCCTGTTGGACCTGTAAATCCAGTTACACCAGTTGCACCTGTATTTCCTGTTGGTCCCGTGAAGCCCGTGTCTCCTGTAGCTCCTGTTGGACCCGTGGCTCCTGTGGCCCCTGTTGGACCTGTAAATCCAGTTGCACCAGTTACACCAGTTGCTCCCGTATTTGTAGCAGTACCCGCAAGACCCTGTGGACCTGTGTTACCTGTTACACCGGTGGAGCCTGTCGCACCAGTTGGTCCAACTACACCAATTGTATCAAAGGCAATAAGATAGTTATTACCAACTATAGCCGATGTAGATGATCCTGTTAAATAACTTATACCAAAGGTCCAATACGAAAAGTTATTGTTCGTAGAATCTACAACATAAATATGCTCGTCATATTGATTCAGATTTACTAAATGTATTAAACTACCAATACCTACTCGCGCAAAAAATCCGAGTTTTATAATACCGTCTGCATCTACACCGTTAATTTTGATCGTTGTCACTGAAGTTAGGTTCAGCTGATTAAGAGCATATTGGCCTGAGGGCGGTGCAGAATTTGTAACATTGTTTAAAATGTAGCCAGAGGTATTTGCAGCCGGCCCTGTTGCACCAGTTGCGCCCGTCCAACCAGTTCTACCAGTCGGTCCAGTTGTACCAGTGGCACCAACTTGACCGGTATAGCCAATAGGGCCGAGGCTACCTGTTGGGCCAACATTACCGGTTGGACCAGTAGCACCATATCCCGTAGCTCCCGTGAATCCTCGAGCACCAGTTGCTCCCGTCGAACCTGAGGCACCAGTCACACCAGAAGGTCCCACACCTCCAAGAGGGGCGTAGTGAATATTTTTCACGGCAGCTCCTGGATCATATATTGCCGTATTCAAATAAAGGGCAGCACCCTTTGCTCTTAATGTACTGTATACTGGAGCAGTATTCTTATAGTATATTACATTAACGCCATCATATTGAATTCCAAGCTGAGTCGCAGTCGTATAGGTTCCAATACTACTACGAAGATCACCACTTTCGCGTACTGAAAGTGCACTAGTAGAATCGCAATAGAAACCGTAATTAATATTGGTAAAGTTTGGAGAGGCCGATGGAATCTCGCTGAATCCTGCCATTAGAATACCATTTGTCTGCAGTGTCTGAAAGGTCACGAACGATCCTGATACATAGCCCTCCACTGAATATGCATTTGCATCCCATCCCTGAAATCCTGTGATCGGCTTCTGCACGAAACTTGGATTTGGTATACTGAGGTTGTTATTCACCCATGTGAATAGTCCCTGTGCTGCGCCAGTTGGACCTGTGCCAGATGAGTTCGATAGACTCTGAATCGTCGATGGTAGATAGGGCATTGGAAAATTCTCAGTTGCCGACTGAGTACTCAGAACCTGAAAAACATTCTCCCAATTGCGACCTCCAACCCCGTCCGCTACCTGAAATCTGGCAGTCGAAATAGGGAGATTTGTATTTGAATCGAGTGAATACAAAAGTTGTGCTAAATATTGTGTTGTAGTATTCTGTGAACCGCTCATATGGTCCTCTCTACCGTAAAGTACTTAATTTAAGTACTTTAATAACGACTAGTAACAAGTAACGGCTAGTACTTAAGTTAAAGTATTCGCCGTTACCGCGTAAGGCTAGACTCTTCCGAATAAGTAGGGATAGAAGATAGGATGCCACTTGGAGGTGGATTATTACAATTAGTAGCAGTCGGAAAACAAGATATATACTTAACTGGAAATCCACAAATTACATGGTTCAAGATGGTATATCGCAGATACACGAATTTTGCCATAGAGTCACAGACGATCTATTTTGATGGTAATCCGGATTTTGGAAAACGCCTCACCTGTACGATTCCACGAAAGGGTGATCTCCTCGGTTCTCTTATAATGGAGGTTACTCTGCCCGAAATATATCTCGCTGACGAGGATAAAACACTTGCAGCCTATGTAAATTCACTCGGCCATGCACTCATTGAGGAGATTTCCATTGAAATAGGCGAACAAGAAATCGATAAACAAACCGGGGAATGGATGGAAATCTGGTCCGAATTAACAGTTCCATCGAGCCAGCGTGACGGCTTTAATGCCATGATCGGCCGTGTAGATGGAACGCTTCCTCCGCCAACGACCTACCCTCCCGATACGAATGCCGTATCTATAAATGGCACATATCAATACGGCGCTGTAAAACTCTATATACCACTCCAGTTCTGGTTCAACAAGAATCCTGGTCTATACCTCCCCCTTCTTGCAATGCAATATCATCCTGTACGAATTAATGTAAAACTCCGGTCGCTCGAGCAACTTGTCTACACGGCTTCTCCTGGTAATGCGAATCAGGCCTGTGCCACAAGCCCACAGGTGAAAAAGACAACTATCACTGATCTACGCATGTACGGCGACTACGTTCATCTAGATGCTGAAGAGCGTCGCCGCTTTGTAGCAAACTCGCACGAATACCTAATCGAACAAATCCAGTATACATCGAAAATCAGCATACCGGCCGCCTCAACTACGGCAAATATCCCTCTAGAGTTTAATCACCCCGTCCGCGAGCTTGTCTGGGTCATCCAGCGTGATGTTATGGAGAGTTACAATGAGTGGTTCAACTACAGTTCGACATCAATTAATGAGGGTGGCGCGCGCCGTGATATTCTACAGCAGGCTGTTCTCCAGCTCGATGGATATGACCGGTTTGAAATACGCGATGCAGGTTATTTCCGTCTAGTACAGCCCATCCAGCATCATACGACAGTGCCAGTGAAACAATTCATTTATAATTACTGCTTCGCCTTGAAGCCCGAGGAGCTACAGCCTTCTGGCTCGTTCAATGCCAGCCGCATTGATTCGATCAAGCTTCTCGTTGCACTTCGACCGGATCCCTCAACAAGTCTTAAGTTGACCGATCCGAACTATGTGCCTCCCCGTGGAAATGCGCATATTCGTGTTTATGCTACAAATCACAATATTCTGCGTGTTGTAAATGGCTTCGCCGGTTTAGTATTCAAGATATAATAGGTCCATATATCAAGGAAATGGCTGGGATTGGCTCAATAATAAGTGGTGCTGTAGCCTCTGGTTCTCATGGAGGACCCGTTGCAGGTGCTTCTCAATCGTTCTTACAACAACTTACAACTGGGATTCCTATGCCGTATTCAACTCTAAAGTTACTTACTGCTTTTCCACCAACGGGTATGCTTGGAATGAATCATGCAGCTCTGGGTAATCAGGCTCTCGCATTTATAAAGGCTGGTTCTGTTGCAATATGTATACTTATTGTTACATTAATGCTACCATATTATCCCATGCAACTACGTAAACCGATTGTCTATCTTTCATATTTTGGCCCCTGGTTCATGTTCGATATTTTTGAAGTATTTAATGAAATACCATTCAAACGGCATGGATTCAGACTACCACTAAATTTCAATATAGAAGGTTTAACAAAAGAGTTGCCAAATGATGGTAAATGGAAACTCACCACAGCTATGCTTACGGCTATTGGTGCATCTCTTGCATCATATGGTCTTGTTATAACGAATCTTATACCGCCTAGTATATTGCCAGCAAGTGCTAGTAAATATATGTCAATTGTCGCAGGTGGTGCGGGAATTACACTAGGCTGCGTTGCACTTGGCTTAATGTTATCGAGTAGTAATTCTACGACAGCTCCAACGACGACGGCCCACCATGCTCCTGCCGCTCATGCAGCTCATGCCACTCCTGCCGCTCATCCCGCTCCTGCAGTTCATCACGGCGGTGGATCAGTCACTCTCCCTCCTCTTTCATCCTTTGCAGATAAACTTATACAGGCCAAGTCTCCTGATGAATCTCTAGCCTTCTTATCAACAATTGCTCTTATAGTAATTGGGGGAATTGCAACTGCCAGTCTAAACATAAAATAATAGAACAAACAAGATATGAAATACCTCATGGAGCAGGCCGAGTTCGAGACACTTATCGGTCGCGGAGAGTACCCCGATGCAGAGGTTCCTCCCTTCACAATCATCTATTTCACAGCCACCTGGTGCGGCGCCTGTCGCTCAATTGATCTGAATGCTCTCACTACAGCCTTCCCTCTAGTAAATTGGCTAAAGTGCGATGTCGACCAGAATAATTACACCCCTGGTTACTGTGGAATCCGTTCAATCCCAACCTTCATTGCTATAAAGAATAAGAAGATCGCCGATAAACTTCAGTCGAATGATAATGAGAAGATTACAGAGTGGATTAAATCGCTATAAATTAGAAAGGGATGAAAGACTCCTATGACCTTATAATAATAGGTGCTGGAATTGCAGGGTTATACACCGCAATAGAGTACTTAAAACACCATCCGAAACGCTCCGTCGCTATCGCGGAGGCCTATCACATCGCCGGTGGGCGTATGTCAACCTTCTCAGCTGATATATCGGGAGTTCATTACCAATGGGAAATGGGTGGCGCCCGAATTTCGGAACATCATACGATGCTTCTCAAACTCCTGAAACGGTATGATCTCGAACTAATTCCAATTTCAGGCCAGTCTCAATTCAAGGAATCTGGAGCCTATCCGATCGAGCCAGACAGTTTTGGTCCAGCCCTTCCAATTACACTCGGACCTCTAGCAAATCTTCCGCCCGAAATTCTCGCCGCCAAAACAATACGCCAATTACTTTCACAATTCTACAAACCGAAGGAACTCGAAGGCCTTCTAATTCGCCACCCCTATCGCGCCGAATTGGATACCATGCGAGCCGATGTTGCTCTGAAACTTTTCCAGAATGAATTCAGTCCGGAAGAAAAATACTTTTTATGTAAATCCGGTCTCTCGAATCTTATAAAAAAGATGGTGGAAGAATTTGAAAATCTCGGAGGAAAACTTTTCCTGAAACACAAACTTTTAGAAATTCAAGAAACCAAATTCATTTTCAAATCTGGCGGGGCCGGCCGTTCCGAAATTATTATGGAAGCTCCCAGAGCCGTTTTTGCAATTCCCTCCACCGCTCTGGCCCGGATCCGCCAATTCACTTCCTGGCCCACTCTTCGCCATCTCACTATGAAACCTCTTCTCCGAGTCTATGCAGTTTTCCCTCCAGACAGCGACGGTCACCACTGGTTTGAAAATCTCCCAAAGATTGTCACAGCCACTCGACTCCGCTACATAATTCCAGGAAATATAAAGACCGGTTCAATTCAGATTTCCTACACAGACTCCACGGATGCAGAACCTCTCATCGAACTTCTAAAAAAGAACGGAGAGAGCTCCCTTGGAGAAGTTCTTATGAAAGAGCTTCGAACACTCTTTGGTAAAAAGATTCCAGACCCCCTCTTCGTTAAGGCATATCCATGGGAACATGGCGTAACCTATTGGCTTCCCGGTGATTATAATCCTGTAGAGCTATCGAAGAAGGCTATCTCACCTCTAAAGGAACATCCAAATTGGTTCGTCGTGGGTGAATCTTATAGTATGCGCCAGGGATGGATTGAAGGTGGACTCGAACACGCCAGATCTGCTCTCCCTAAAATACTGGCGGCTGAAGACGAATAACGGCTATTACCAAGTACTTATTTTCAGTACTTGACGGTAGATGGATAAGCACCTCCTACTTGCCCTATTTCATATAGTCCTCGTTGTTCCCCTCTTCCTCTATATTGGGTTTCAGCGTGCAGCGACGCCCGAATGGGTCTATAACCTAGTTTTTGGGCTTGGTCTAGTTTTATTAGCCTATCATGGTGTGAAGGCCGCTATAAAACTTATGTCACATACTATGGGTGCCTGGGTAAATCTTATACACGCTCTGATACTAGCTCCCTTGCTCCTTTATATTGGATATAATGGAAAAAAGACGCAGCGACCCGCCTACGAAATGCTACTGATGGTAGCCTTTGCAGCACTCGGCTATCATCTCAAGTCGCTGATTGTAGCGACTCAGACCTTTATTAAGGATGATGAATAATACTATTTAAATACTCTCGACGCGTGGCCTCATCTATTCTAATACATGAGGCCGCATGATAATGAAAGGCTGTAAGCGAGTTCGATTCCTTATTACAGCTACTGCAGATAAGCCCATTGCGGATCTGAGCCACCTCATTCTTACAGTGAATCCGCACATAGTGAATCAGAAGGTTTGATTTAACAGATGAACCCTTGAACTTACAGTTGTCAATAGGGCATCGAAATAGAGTTTCCTCGATATGATTATGCTGTGTATTAATGTGAACCTCTAGAGAATATTTTGCCTTGAATTCCATCTTACAGTGATTGCATTTATATGCGAGACGATCCTCATGCGATTTCAAATGATAATGCATTGTATTCTGTTTTTCTCGCGTTTCACCGCATATATGACAGCTGTATTCACCGGCTGAGTTTTTAGTATATTTGTATACCATTTTCTAAGGATTATGTGACTAACACCATATTATTCAAATTTAGATCTTACCGCCGTGTACTTAACTTCAGTACTAGCCGTTACCGCCGTGTACTAGCCGTTACCTCCGTTTACTAGCCATTATTGGTTACATTTGGCCCACCAATCTCTCGCCGATTTAGAGGATTCCTTAGCTCTTTTAGCAATATCCGCATCAGTTGTATGATAGGTTTTTCCACAAAGTAAAAAGGAATGTACTCTGGCGTAGCCCCATTGTTGCTCTGTTGCCCCGGGCCGATGACCCGTTCTCCAGGCGGCCATTCCTCGATTATATGACTCTTTTATATATTTGAGAGGAACGCCTGTCACCTTGGCCTTATCTTCCAAGGATTTTGCATCAGGAAATTTCGATTTCCAAGAGGCCGTATAATGTGAACTCTTTGTTTTAACACCCTCGTCTGTTTTGAATCCAACATAGGCGCTTGCATTTTTCCAGAACTTAGAACCAAAATGTTGAATCTCCCGTTTTCTCGCGACCTTTTTGGTAGATGAAAGTCCACTAAAATACCGTTTTGGCTGGTAGGCCTTGCGTGTTTTTGATGGCATTACTTACTAAGATTGGAGAAATAATTCTACCGCCATGCAGTACTAGCCGTTAAGCACTCAAAGGTACACATCATATAATATCTAAGATGATTATCGCAACTCTTGCAATCGGTCACGACTTCTGTGAGAATCTGGCTGACTGCATAGATTCGAAGCGAGACTATGCAGAGAGACACGGCTATAAGTATATTCAGGGGGGTGTCGAATTCTGGGACCGTGAGCGGCCCATACCATGGTCGAAGGTCCCCTTTATTCTTTCAATTCTATCTGGGCTTGAAGATGGTGCCCTCGTCTGGCTCTCAGACGCTGATGTTTTAATTACTAATCCGGCACTTACTCTCGAAGAACATGTTTTACCGATGCTACCCGCCAAGAAGGATATGTTGATGCTTATTGATGCTTGCGGTCATCTTAATTCAGGGAACCTATTAATGCGTAATAGTGCCTGGTTGAGGGACTATTGGAAGCGCGTTGGAGAGCAGACTGATCTACTCTATCATATCTGGTGGGAGAACGCTGCTATGATAAAGCTGCTAGAGACGAATGAGAATGATCTAGCCCATGTGGAGATTTCGGGGCTCCATACGCGGTTCAATTCATATATCCAGGGACTTCCAGATCAGCCCCTCTGGCTTCCAGGACAGTTCCTCGTTCATTTTGCAGGCGTGTATGATGTTAAGAAAATCCGGAGCCTTACGGAGGCAATTCAGGCTGGTAAAGTTCCCAGACTAGTCGGAGAAAAAATCGAATATCTTAATATAAATGGACGCCGCCAACTCTAACTCTAAGAAGAATATGATGGGTGGTCGCCGTCGCCGCGGAACGCGCCGCGCTGGAAAGGGTGGTCGCCGCGGCACGCGCAAGACGCAGATGGGCGGCCAGAACAACAAGCTTGCCATGGGCTCGCAGATGGGTGGCGCAAAGCGCGCCGTCGGCACGCACGCTGAGGTCTGGCATGGCACAGCGGACCACACGAGCGGCGGCCTCAAGAAGAGCCAGCTCATGAAGAACAAGCACGGACGTATTGTATCCAAGAAGAAGCACGCTCTTGGCAAGAAGGCGCTCAAGCACCTCGTGAAGGCTGGCTTCAAGGCGAAGAAGGGGACCTTTAAGCTTTTCCGCAAGTAAATTGCGGAAAAGCGCAGAGTGTTACTAAAGTAACACCCGAACTTTTCAGAAAGTAAATTGCATTAAAGCTCACCCCTTTCGAGAAGTAATGGAATCAGCAATAGACCGTAAGAGTTCAGCCGACTCCTCATAAGAAAATAGACTACCACCCGAACCCTCAACTGGATCAAACCAATACAGATATCCCTTCTTGTCCGATTCTCCTATGGAGGACCAGACAAGACCAAGCTCTGATCCCCGAATCTCCTTTAGAACAGAACTAATATTGTATTTTCCAGTCTCTGCTGAACCCATTCGCGGTAACAGCGCTGATTCAATCATATCATTATTTGTATCGTGCGTCCAAAAAATCGCATCCCAATCAGCCAGTTTCGGTGCCATAGAACCAAGGCCGATTAGACTGAGTCCCTCACATTTCGATAAATGATTCAGTACCTGCATTGAAGGCTCTCCACTCGCCCAGACAAGTCTTACTGGCTTAGCACAGTTTGTTACATAGGTTAATGCAAGACGAAGATCAGATGAATCTTTCACAATAAAAATAGCATCCCATTTCATTCGTTGAAGCCACGGATGTGTCTCCTGTGTAATAAGTACCTTGCGCCCTCTCTGTGCGACCTCACTATCTAAAACAGACAGTCTCGAGCGTAAAAGTGTCGGTAGAAGACTGGGTGATCCAACACAGTATATCTTATAACCCTTGAGCCGTTCGCCAAAGGCCTCTAGGCGAACTTCATCGGCCATTACTATATTTTTAGACGAGGGTGTATTTAGACCTGCATTTGCCAAGTAACGGCGGTTAAATCATACAAATCTTGGGAGCAATAGGTGGCTTATCTTGTCCTGATAGTTCATGAATAACATAGAAATTCTGAATGACTCTTGGTTCTACTGATACGCGCGCAACGGGCAGAACGGGTTCCTCTTTTATGAAATAGGTTATAATAGAAATTGTAGAGCCTACCGAGCATCCAGTGACTGCACCGACCCAGACAGGAAAGCATTGATTAAGTCCGCCACCAAAGAGTCCTGCGATCGCTCCACACATACCGAGGGCAATTGGAATAGGTAATTGATGATTCATTTCTAATTATGTGCTAATGATAAATGATTATCAATTTTAGGATAACTAGTATAAAGTACATGGCGGTATAAAGTACTTAGTGGTACTAAATTTGAATGATGTAACCCCTCCAGAAGCCTCATAAAATGCTATCATGTTTTAAACCTAAACTAGTATATCAATATGATACAAGGCCTTTTGAGGGAGCGGGCTGTTTATTTACAAATAAACAGCTCGTTCTCGCTGGGTATCAACAAAATAAGAGTGACCCCTCTATCAGCGGTATCGGCGGAGCAAAGCTACCTGGAGAGCTCTACCAAGAGACTGCCTTTCGCGAGACCCTTGAGGAACTCTTTCATGTGAATACCTTTCCTGATGGCCTTCTTAAGGCAGTTGAGACTGCTCTAATACCTGAGTCTATCGTGCAAAATCGCACTTATATCATTATCGTTCTTAATTTTCAAGAGCTAGATAAAATGCTTAAAATCTGTAAGTATTATCGACTCAAGTCACCGATTTATTCACAGTTTCCTCTTACACTCAAGGATCTTGTCTTCAATCGTGAATCAGATGCCACAGCTGAAATCTCGCATCTCACCCTCATACCAATGACAAAGAGCATTCATATTGATAAATATTTCACAGAGGATATTGGACTTGTTTAGAAAGTTTGTAAAAATACTATTTTACCGCCATGTGTGCTGATCTAGTAATTACTAATAAAGTGTTATCGTAATTATTTATCCCTGGTATTTTTAATAGTGTAAATAGACAATCGTCATATCGGGTTTCCCATTCTTTAATCTTATCTATGAATAAATTCTCCTCAAAATGTAATATATCTTCTATAATATAATACCCACCAGGCTTTATTTTATGTATGCTGTTTTCAAAAAAACATACATTTGCTGCAAATGCATGTAATCCATCTTCAATGATAATATCAAAATTATCCTGTAAAATAGGTTCATCCCACATTTTCTTTATCACTTCTGGATTTGTTTGGTCGCAGTAAAATGTCTTTATTTTGTCGGTACTAAATAATATTTCACGATCAATATCTGCTCCGTATATATGTGATTTAGGGAAAAACTCGGACCATCCGTATAATGATGCGCCTGGTTTACCATTTGAACCCATATTGCTAGGTATTTCTGTATTATTAGTGCCTAATCCTAATTCGAATATTCTTAATTCCTTATTACATAAATCCTTGAATATACTATAATAAAATGTTGTATAGTTATGCCAACTAGTTTCAATATCTTTAGAGCCTTTATCACTTCCATGTTTACCCATTATTTCACATAATGGTGTGTATTTTTTAACATCAAACATATTATTCACCATATATTATATGCCTAAAAATATACCGCCAATTACTTAACTTCAGTACTTTGCATTAAAAAGTTTCTAAAAATTTCTCTATACATTCTCTTATTTCCTTTGAATCATCCTTGAATTTCACACCATGGAGTCCTTCAGAACGCAACTTCTTCTCGGCTAGTTCAAGAAGTTTGTATATGTTATCGATACTTACAGTCTTGTCTGTATCAGAATATTTTTTGCAGTGAAAGATGTCAGAGGAGAGATACTCATGATCCTCGAGAAGACCGGTTTCTTCTAAGACCTCGAGACCTATCATGAATATTTTTTCTCTTATTGGCATACTGAGTTTTGGATCAAAAATAGTTGGTTTCAGATAGGTTAGACCATCCTCGTGCTGAAGACGGTGCTTCTTAGGACGCTCATCAACAAAAAGAATATGCTCGGGAGTAATAGATCCCTTGACCTTACACAAATCAGTAAAAATCGTTTTGAGAACCTTGAAGGTCTTTAGAGGTTGTCCGTTCTCAGTCTCCTTCCAATCAGCTTGGCGTAGAGAGTGTGTGGCATCAACTAGACAGGTAAAGAGGCCAGGGCATTTGTAGATTTCCTCAATAAGCCTCTTGCCGAGATAGGGATTGAAGGTGTTCCAGGTATTTGAATATATGGCTACTGCACGGACCTTTTTGTTATTTATAAGTGGGTGTATCATCTCGCCGAGATTCGGTCTGAAGACTGTCTTGAGGACGGCAGGACTTTTCAAGAGTTTCTGGATATAGAGCTCTTCAGCCTGTTTGAGCTTTTTTCGGAGAGAGGCGCTGATCTTAAGTGTAGGATTGATTCTCTTGTTGAATGAATTTTCGATTGTTTCGGCACTAAAGAAGTCGGACCAGATTCCTATATGAAAAAAGAATCCGAGTGTATTATCTAGATCGAAGGCTATGAGTGCCATCTGCCCTTTTAATAAAAGGGCCCAAAAAAAGATGGATTTTATAGGGCAAGGCTCAGAGTTTTTGGGCTCTTTTTCTAAAAAAGAGCAAGGCTCAGAGTTTTTTGCTGAGCTTTTTTCTAAAAAGCTCCTAAAGAGCAAACCGCGCCTTGTAATCAGCAATAGATGCTCTCAGCGACGGCTTATTCCACAGAATCCATCTAGAAAGTGCACCAGCCGTCGTTGGATCGGTAAAGTTCTCATGCGCCTTGTGACGGAGAATATAGCGCTTCTTCCGTTCCTCATCCTTGTGAATTGTAAAATCGGACATTCCTGCAGCCCCGAAGTGTGTTGTCTTAGTGCGCCCATTATCTCCACGAAATATAGCCATCATTTTTTTATCCGGATTTGTTGATTTTCCGAGGAATTCAAGTTTCATTTGCTATTAGGGTACAAGATTTATCCTGCGCGCGCTAAATTTGGTATGTAATCCCACGCTATTATATAGTAGACATGTCAGATAACGCATATATTCCTCTCGAGCCCCATGCTATTCCTGAGGTTATCAAACCCTATCTCGACCAGATGAGCCCAAAGGAGCGTGAGCTCCACAATCTAGCCATCGAGTTGCTTGGTTCATCCTATTTCATCGAGTATTCACACGGATATCTAAATTGGATTAAAACGAAGAATTCGTAAAGGAACATCTCCATAGGCTGCTGCCATCTCACTAAAGCTTGAATAGTATGATCCGAGAATCTCAGAACAACGGCTGAGAGAATAGAAATCAACCATCCCCTCACGACATCCAAAGGGATCATTTCGCCCTATAATCATATCGGATCCACACAGAATACGCCCTGGAAATCGCATTAGAGCCTCGATTCGTTCATCAAATGAATCAGTAGCTAAATAGAACATTGTAGTACTAGAGTATGTATTCATCGCCTCCCAGAAAAGTTCAGAGGGTGACTCTTTTATGGATTTTTCATTGTCTCCACGACGAATATGAATCCCTACAATGGCGGTTGTTCCTGGCACAACCTTCGCAAAGGCATCGTCTGACATGCACTGAATCATATCGGCCGGCTTTAACATTCTTAAATAGTACAGCCAGCGGTCAGGATCAGACCGATGAAATTGCCCGTGCGACTTAATACGGAGAGGCCGATTCTGACCTGCCCGCAAAAGTACAAAGTTCCACTCTTCCTGTGATTGAACCTCTATGGCCTTATCCCAACCTGTATGAGGCTCTAGACGGCCATCTTCAATTACAACCCAGGATGGAACCGATCTCCTGTCAAAAAGAAAGTCGAAGGGTGCCGTGTGAATATTCGTATCGGGGGTCCAAGATACTACAAGAGACACTGGCCTAGAACCGTCGCCATTTAGAGGGACAATATCCTCGGCAGCACACATTGCACTTACAAAAGCACGAAGGCGATTTGCTAGTCCCGCACAGGCCCTAAATTCGAGCGGAGGATTCCGTGTAGCCATCTTCTAATAGTAGTGTCAATTTCTTAGGTAACGATTATTAGAAGATGGCTCTGATGGCTAGAACGAGAAGCTAAAGTTACATGGCGGTATAAATTTGAGCCCGCCCCCTCGCCAAATCCTATTTTTAATATAATGGACTGTGGAATCTGTCTAAACACATATACAAAGAAGCTCCGCCAAAAGGTGACTTGTCAATATTGTCCTCAACATGCCTGTAAGACTTGTCAGCAAGAGTGTTTGCTGAGAACCTATGAGGACCCCCATTGTTTCGCCTGTAAACGCGGCTGGAGTTCCGATTTTATGGTTCAGAATTTCCCTCTTATCTTTCGTAATAGTACCTTACGTATGCATCGTCGCAAGATTCTCTTTGAACGGGAGAAGTCAATGCTTCCTGCTATGCAAATCTTTGTAGAGGCCAAGCGTAATGTTGAGCGACTTATTGAATTGTATAATAATAGAGTAAAAGCATTCTTAGAAAGTCATACTACTCTAAGCAAACTTATGAGTGATCTTCGCTTGTATGAGAAGACTGTTTGGACTGATCTTGTCGATAGAAAGGCTCGCGGAATGATTACTGAAGTTGAAAAGCCGGCTTTTAAGGCCGCTCGACAGACTTGGAACAATCTCATTGAAAAAATCAATGATTATCGTGTTAGCCATTTTACACCACTTCGAAAGAGCATGCAAGAAGCACATACCGAGTTAAACTATTGGCAAGTGATGTATCAAAATGGTACAAATAGTGCTGAAAAACAGAAGCGTGAGTTTATGATGCGATGCCCTGCCGATGAGTGCCGCGGGTTTCTATCGACAGCCTATAAATGTGGTACATGCGAGAAGCATACTTGCTCCGAATGCCTTGAAGTTCTCGGTCTTCCAGATGAGACCACGACCCTTGAGGTAATGAAGGAGACCCACACCTGTAAACCCGATAATGTAGAATCTGCAAAGCTCATTAAAAAGGAGACACGCCCCTGTCCGAAGTGCGGCGCGCGTATCTTTAAACTGGAGGGCTGCGATCAGATGTTCTGCACGGTCGAATCATGCCACACAGCCTTCAGTTGGAACAGCGGCCATATTGTCACTGGTCGCATCCATAATCCACACTATTATGAGTGGCTCCGTCGCAATGGCGGAGAGGCGCCCCGCGAGGTCGGCGATATTCCATGTGGTGGTGTTCCAGCAGCCGGCATCTTTATGCGTGAGATCTTGCGTAATACTCAGCTCACAAACGATGAGAAGAATCGGCTACTAGAGATTCACCGTAACACACTCGACTTCGAGGCGCGGCTCACGGCCTTTCCTGCCCGCCCAGATGCGCTCATGAATAAGGATATCAATGTGCGCTATCTCATGAATCGCATAACAGAGGATGAATGGAAGCGGAAGCTCGAGCTGACTGAGGCGGCCTTTAATCGCAAGAAGGAAATCGGTCAGCTTCTGCAGACCTTTGTGACGGCAACAGCTGATATTCTCCAGAGTATCATGGGGCAGATAGAGGACCCAACGCGCTCGGCAGCATCTATTGCCAAATACATTCGTGAAACTGCAATACCGAATCTGAATAGCCTGCGTGATTATACGAACGAGTCTTATGCAACTATGAGTAAGGTACGGCATATGGCAGTTCCACAGGTGGGTGATAGATGGAATTGGATGGGTATCAGGGCTCTTTATAAGTCAGAGGGTGGTCCCCCGCCGTTAGACATGGAGGCTGAGAATACGGTTGAGGAAATGGTGATTACTGCTTTACCGCCAGGTACTTAACTTCAGTACCCATCTAAAACACGCCTCATTAATATCAGATAGAAATGCTTTTTAATTACCCCGCATATTCTATTAATCTTGATCCGGTACGCACAAAATATATTTATTCCCTATCTGGTGCGATTGATATTCCAATCACTATTTTTAAGGCGTCAGATGGATCCGAATGGTGGAATTCAAATATGCCAAGGGCACACCCTTGGCCAATTGATGTAATTACACAGGGTATGATGGGCTGTACGAAGTCCCATCTTGATATTCTTGGTAGCACTGCGGAGCAGGGCGTATATATTTTCGAGGATGATGCTGAGCTTATTATGCCGATGGAGGTAGTCAGTAGTTATCTTTCTGATATCATGGCCGATTACAGTGATTCCTGGGATATTATTCTCCTAGGTGCAAATGAATATGTGAGTTCAAAGCCTCTTACTCAGCATATTAATCGTGTATATCGCTTCTGGGGTACACATGCGATGATTATTAATAGAAATGTATTTGAGTTAGTTCGGCGAACCTTTGAGGACTCACTCGGCCAGGGAATCTTTCTCCCAGCCGACTGGCTCTATAATGAGACTATTAAGCGGTATAGTCTGCGGGTTTATGCACCGAGCTCACCGAAACTATTTTTTCGTCAGGTGCCTGGGCTTACTTCGGCAATTACGGGGAAGGTTCGCGCTTAAAGCTTTGCCCTTTTAGACCAACGGGCATTTTAAATCGGCACAATAAAATTTGATACATACCACACATGATTTGAATATCAAAAAGATGGCTCTTATTAACAATCCTGATATTATAAATACAATCGGTAGAAATGCTGGAATTCCACTATGGGATGATCTTAGTTCTGAAAAACAAAAGGAAGAATATGAAAATGATAATGAAAAACATTATTATAAGGGTGTAATTTTGTCCGCTAAAAATACATATCCTCCAATGCTTGCCTTTCAGATGATTGGTCACTATGGTTATTACCCTGGAAATTCAATATATTGTATAAATTTAAAAACTGGTAAGCCAACAAATAACTCTTCTATTAAAAAGATACCAAAACGTGAATTGATTTTAAGACTATACAATAATGGGGAAAACACATTAGAAAAATACTTTAATAAAATGCTGGTTTAAAATGTTCATTGGTCTAAAAAAAGGCCCAAAAGAATCTAGTTTTTTGCCAAGCTTTTTTTCTAAAAAAGCTTACCAATAAGTGGCCCGCCCCACCGTATCATATTATTTATAAATCCTTGATCCAAAGGACGCTTATACATTCTAAAGTCAAAAATGGCACCCTTTAACAGTT